ACACGAGAAAGAGTGTGCTGTCCGGTATGCCTCTGTGCAAGAAAAACTAGAGGGTTTGGATAAACGTATGTGGCGTATTGAAGCAATGATAATGGGTAGTACAATTATGGTGGTTGCAATGGTGGTCACAGTATTTATGGGAATGAGTTAGTATGGCTGTATTCAGAGCATTTAAACCAGAAGCGATGAACAAAATCGCCAAGAGCATGGGCTATACAGGCAACATGGGACAGTTCCAAGACTTTATTGAGCAAGACCCTGCACGTCAGGCACGTATGCAACAGTTCACTAATGCTGCTGTGCAGATGGCAAAGGGTGGTGTAGTGAAGATGCAGCAGGGTGGTATGACAAAGCCAGACGACTATGATGCGTTTACAAAATCTCCATACTTCCAAGATGCAGCCAATTACACAGGGCCGGGAACAATGGACTCGTACATCAGTAAGTATGGTTTAGGTTCATTTGGATCTGGCACTGTAGGAAGAATGTATGATTCAGCATATGATAAATTTAAAGCTGACCCTACAGGTACAAATTACACTGCTCCAGTTGACCCTCGTAGGGGGCTGATTGGAAACATTAAAGGTGTGGGTGGTGGTGGTAATTTAGTAAGACCAGCACAACAAGTACAACTTCCACAGCAAGCCGTGCCAACAATGACAGGCGCAACTGAAGGACAACAAATTGGTGACGTAATGGCACAACAAGCCTTTACTCCAGGTTTACCAACTGGTGGTGCAGTTGCGCCTATTGGCGTCCAAGAAACGGCACAACAAATAATAGACCCAGCTACAGGCCAAGTAACTGGTGATATGGCTGTGCCTACAGCTATGGCGCAAACTACACAAGCTACACCTGCTGTTGAATCAGATGCGGCACAAGTGCAAGCAAATACTGCCGCAACTGCCATTGCTTCTGCATTAGATGCAACACAAGCTGCACAAGGCACAATAGACCCAAAGTCTAAAGTAATCGCCGCGCAACAAACAGCATCATCTGTAGGCAACGTATCTGCTGCTCAAGGTAATGCGATACTTATTGATAACCCAGTGCAACGCCAGATTCAAGATGGCGAGTTGATTAGTGGTGTAGCAGATGCACAAACAGCGGCCGCATTTACTGAACAAATACAAGCTGCAACAGCGACTCCCTCACAACAAGCTACCGTACAAGGACAGCTTGAAGGTTTAATGCAGCAGTTTGAAGGCGGTGAAACACCAGCATGGGCTGCAGGAGCCATGCGTTCTGCCACACAAGCTATGGCTGCGCGTGGACTAGGTTCTTCTAGCATAGCTGGTCAAGCCATTATACAGGCTACTATGGAAGCTGCCCTGCCTCTTGCACAAGCAGACGCAAGTACTTTTGCACAGTTTGAGGCACAGAACCTATCCAACCGTCAGCAACGTGCTATGCTTTCTGCTCAACAACGTGCCACATTTATGGGCATGGAGTTTGACCAAGCATTCCAAGCACGTGTACAAAATGCGGCAAAGATTAGTGATGTAGCTAACATGAACTTTACTGCAGAGCAACAAGTACAGCTTGAGAATAGTCGTCTTACAAATACGGTAAACCTGCAGAACTTAACTAATTCACAAGCTATGGTTATGGCAGAGGCATCTGCTTTGGCACAGATGGACGCATCTAACCTAAACAATCGTCAACAAGCTGCAGTACAAAATGCCCAAGCGTTTCTTAATATGGATATGGCTAACCTGTCTAATAGACAACAGACAGATATGTTTAAAGCGCAACAACGCATACAATCTTTATTCACTGACCAAGCTGCTATTAATGCAGAACGTCAGTTTAACGCCACATCAGAGAATCAAACTAAACAGTTTTTTGCAAATCTTAACTCTCAAGTATCGCAGTTTAATGCGTCACAGTCTAATGCACAAGCACAATTTAATGCTGGTCAGCGTAACACTGTAGAAAGATTTAATGCAGAACTAAACAATCAACGTGACCAGTTCAACGCACAGAACCAACTTGTGATTTCACAGAACAATGCACAGTGGCGCAGAGAAATTGCTACAGCAAATACTGCAGCTATCAATCGTGCTAACGAACTTAACGCTACAGCACTGCTTGATGTTTCTAAAAATGCCTACGACAATCTGTGGACATACTATGCCGACACTATGGAGTGGGCATGGACTTCTGCAGAAAACGAATTAGACCGACTTAACAGCATGGCTATTGCACAATTAAGTGCAGATGCACAAGCTGCCGCAACAAAAGCTGCTGGCAAGTCAGCGGCTGGTTCAGCAATTGGTGGCTTGATTGGTACACTAGGTAGCGCATTTATTGAGTTCTGTTGGGTAGCCCGTGAAGTATATGGTCCTACTGACATCCGTTGGTTTATATTTAGAGGATGGATGAAGAAGAACGCACCTTGCTGGCTGTACAAACTGTACGTAAAGCATGGAAAAGACTTTGCAGAGTATATCAAAGACAAGCCAAAGATTAAATTTATTATACGTCAGCTAATGAATTTAGTTGTAAAAAAACATAAAGTGAGGTATAATTATGCAAACTAATCCTGCAGGTATGCTATATCACAGTATGAATAGGCGACTTGAAAAAGAAGCAGAGAATAAAAAGCCCAAGCCTATCTTGGGTGGATTGTTATCTAAGTCTCCAGATCGTATGCCAAAGAAAGAGGATGGTGTGGGGCAACCCTTAGAACGTGTTGCCTCTTACATGAAGATGATACGCGACAAGAAGGAACAAGAAGTATAATGGATATCAATAACGAACCAATGCTTGATGCTCCAATTGCTGGCATGTCTATGACGCACGAACTTGGCGCACGTCCTTGGCAATCCCCTGCACAACATGTAACAGTAGAAGAGGCACTAGATTATTATATTCCTCGCTTTGCAAACGATGATGTTACAGAGCAACTTATGGATGTTCTGGAAATGGGTGTGCCTGTAACTGCAGTAGCTAACTCAATTCAACTGTCGGGAGTTATGGAAGGTAAACACAGCATTGATGTAGGTATGCTGGTTCTTCCTGTGCTTATGGAATTGATTATGTACATGGCAGATGAAGAAGGCATTGAGTACAATACTGGTATGGAAAAAGATACAAAAATTCGTAGTACCTTTGTGGATGCTGCTGTTGATAAACTTAAAGCAAAAGATGAAGATGAAAAGGATGACACCACTAAAGAAGAAAAGAATCCAGAGGCCCAACAAATTGTCACGGAAGTAACTGCACCCGTTACTGGTTTAATGGGTAGGAGAGACTAATGAGTTTTCTTACAGGTTTTGCCACAGGTCTTGCTAAGTCAGTTGACACACAGCTTAAAGAAAGTATTGAACGGACACGCGATAATATCGACATGGTGTCCAAGTGGCGTTTGAAGCAAGCAGAAGAACGAGAAAAAAAACGTAGAGAAAAAGGTGCTGAATTAGACAGTATACTAAGTAATGCAGCTTTTGTTATTAGTGGAGATGCAAATAATCCTGAAGCATTGCAGATGGCAGGCGATTTGTTAAAAGAGCAAGGTAAAAGTGCTTTTTTAACAACCATAGCTTCTATAGATGATAAGCAAAGAAAGTCAGATGTTAGAGTTCAACCATTTTTTGCTAGGGCGATGGAAACCTCTCAAACTGCAAAGAGTTCCATAAACCCAAAAACTTCTATCATAGACGCATTTTTAGATGCTGATACTAGCTTGCCTACTATGACTACGACACTTCCTACAGGTTTTAAACCAGGAGGTGGTCTTGTGGCTAAGTTAACTGATGTTGATCCTTTTGCTTTGGGTAAATCAGCAGCAGACGAACAAATGCGTAAAATTGGTATGGAAATTCCTACTGGTGCAGCACCTGCTTCTTCTGTAAAGTTTGGTAAAACAACTTTTGATTTTGAGGGCTATAACTATGAAATTATGGATATTAACGAAAAGCTAACGTACCTTCAAAAAGAAGAATTAAAACCCGACCTAACTGAAGACGACAGAAAAAAATTAAAAGATCGTAGGGAGTCATTATATCAGGCTGCGTTAAATCAGGACGATCTAACTATACAAGAAAATATGTTAAGCGATCAACTCAATGGAATGAAACCAGATGATCCAGCACGAGAAGGCGTTGTTACACAACTTACAAAAGTGCGCCGACAGAAGGCTATAAATTTAGCAGAGGCAGACCCAGATAAAAACGTGTTGCTGGAAACACGTGCTACTTTTTTATTGCAAGATGCAGTAGATGATAATGGCAATATAGTAGATCAAGATAAGTATATGCAGGGAATAAATTTACGTAGACAAGCTACGGATAATAAAGAACCTATTACAAATAAAGTTAAATTAGAAAGGCTAATTGCCGATCAAGAATGGCGTAGAGAAAATGTAGATGGATATGTTGGTAGTGACGATGAGAGAACAGATACCAATAATATTGCGCAACAACGGTCCATTATAGAACGATCTGGGACTTTTGATTCTAATGAAATTATTCAAGAACATAGAAACCTAGAAAGTTTAGCAGCAAATGCTGTTTCTCGTGTAGTAGGGCAATATAAGGATAGTATTTCCTACGTAGAACGAGCAGATGGCTCTGTGAAAATTACAATGATTACGTCAGAAGACGCATTAAATGCTGTTATAAAAGCATATACAGATCAATATAATATGCTAAAAACAACATTAACAGATCAAGGATTAGACACAAGGCCACTGGATGCTGCGTATAAAGCGTTAGTAGGTGATACCAGATTTTTGACAACTGATTCTAATAATGTTGATATTAGTAAGAGTAAAAATGCTGGTATAGATTCTAAGTCAGACGCAGGCATTGATAGTGGTTTGGCTGGTGCTTTAGACGTGGATGCAGGTAAAGATACGACTGTTGAAGAGGTACAATTAATAAAACGAATGAGAAAAGCTATACCTAATAATGAAGATGGTGCTAAGACAGTTATTGCAGACCAACAGCGGACAGTTAATATAGATGGCACAGAGTATGTAGTAACTGTAGATAACGTAATCTCACTAGCAGAGGCATTGCATGGACCTGAGTTTAAACAATTAGTTTCTACTCAACTAGAAACTGCAGAAAAAGAATTGCAAGAATTTTTTGTTCGACAAGATAGTGCAAGTGGTAAAACAATGGTCATTGATCCCACTAAAACTATGGCTGCTTATGGGACAATACAAAGACTTTTCCCAGAAACAGATATTGAAGAACAGAAGACCATTATAAATATGATTACAGAATCAATAAACAAAAGAGGGTTAGCCAATCAAACAGAACGCACTGCTGCGAGTGAAGATTTAGTATCATCTAATCAGGGCGCAGATGAAGTAGAAGAAAAGCCATCTTCCGATAATATCACACCATCTCAACCTAGTCCCATTCAGTTGGCAATGAAATTAGTTGATGGGACTATAACTGCAGAAGAAAGAAAACTACTTAGAAAAGCGGTTGCAGGTGAAGGTGGCGAAGAACTAGCCAATGCAATAAATATGCTTCGTAAAAGACGTGCCGCTGAAAAAGAGGTCTCTGTGTACAAGTATCGTGGTGGCTTGATGGGTAGGATTAATTAATGACAAATCCTGCACTTGAAAACCTTTTACGTAAAAGAAAAGTTACTCAAGACTTTGATATTGCAACCAACACTAGAGAGGCATTAGGCACAACTAAACCTGTAAACCCCGCACTTGTAAATCTTTTAAAAAAGAACAATAAGGATTCTGATTTATATAACTCTGTAGATTCGTATGAGTCACTTCTTAAAAATGAGGGAGTGAGACAAGCTGCTGTTAGATTTGCCGAAGACAGATACGGTAATAGTAACATAGACGAAGATGATGCAGTAGATGAATTTATTTCACACTTTCGTTCTTTTGATGTGAATGAAATGACAGCGGCGGGTGATTATAATTATGTTTCTGCTGCGGCTGCTGATTCAGGAAAAAGCGAAAAGGCCGCACAAAGATTAGCAGATTATCAAACTCTTTACACAGCGTTTAGAAATATGCCAGCTTTCTATGAAGAGGGCGGGGCAGGTGGTGCTTTTTCTGACTATGCCTTGGGTCTTGCAACTGCACCGACTACGTATATAGGATTACTTACAGGTGGTGTAGGTAAGGGTGCGGGTGTAGCAGCGACACAGGTTGCTAAAGAAGCTGTTAAAAAAACATTAATGCAAAAATTAAAAACTCCCGTAACTACTATGATACAAGGGGTGCAAAAAAGACCAGTATTGTCTACAGCTATAGTAGAGGGTATGGGAGGTGCTTTACAGAATGTTGCCGCACAAAAAACAGAAATTGCTGCTAAGTTAAAAGACGAATTTGATCCAACCCAAACTATCATCACAGCAGTAGCTAGTGGTGCTTTACCTGCTGGATTAGCATTACGTCAAGCTAAACTAAAATTTAGTGACGTTGCCGAAAAAAATGTTGGGGATTTATTAGGTGATGCCGAAAAAAACTTAATAGCTAGAAATGAAAAAGCAGAAAAAGTAGCAGATAAAACAATATCTAAAAACAAAAAAATATCTTCTGAATTAAAAATAATTCTTAGGCCACTTGATCCTGATAATGTAAAGGCAGGAGAAAAAGTTCGTGATATTATAAGAGAAGAGATCGAAGCTGGGTATAAAAAAGGCACAGGTTTAGACAAAGAAATAGTTGAACTAGATGAAACATTTGATTATGTTCCACAGTTTAATATTGTATTAGACCCCGGTAAACGAAAAAGAATATTTGCAGCTACAGTAGACATGCTTGCAGAAAAGGGTGGTAGAAAACCCGGAGAACGTGTAACAGAAGCAATCGCCAGAATTATGCGAGAGATGCCTGTGGACGAAGCCCGAAAAAAATTCCAGACAGAAATATTTGACAAATACAATCTTACATCTGATGACTTTGCTAATTTGTTTATGGCAGATTATTCATCTGCAGGTAAAACATTGCAACAAGCAGGTGCTGTTAAAAAAATGTTGGACGCAGTAAACGATGATCTTTTTGGTTTTAATAAGGTACAACAAGCTAATTTAAGGGATGCGTTTGAAGCACTGGAATCAAATGATGTTAGAAAGTTTGTAGAAAAAACAGATATTACAACAGAAGATTTAAAGACAGGTAATCTGCGTAGATTTTATGAAGGTCTTAAATCTGCAGATGCTTTACGTCTTGCGGCAATGACTTCACAAACAGCAACATCTGTGCGAAATACTGCATCAGGTGCAGCACGTGTTGGATTTGATGTTTTAACCAAAGGATTTGATAGGGGTATAGCTAGTGCATTAAAGACATTTGGTGCAGCAAAAGGTAAAGTAAGTCTTGGTTCAGAAAAAGCAAACGAGGATGCTCTTGCTATTTTGTTTGGTATAACTAATAAGAAAGAAGCTATTGCCATACAAGAAGTTTTTAAACAAGGATTTGCTTCTAAATCAACACAGTTGTTTAGGGCTTTGCAAGATATTGCAGATGCTACAGACCTTGCGCCGGGTAACAAGATATCTACAGTAAGAAAGATAGGTGCTGAATTAAATGCTATTAACACTTTATCAGATAATATGTTTAAAAGAGCAGCATTTGTTGGTTCTTTAAAACGACAACTTAATGAATTATATTCTAAAAAATTATTGTCAGGTGATGAGGTAAGAGAAAATATATCTAATTATAATTTGAGAAACATAGTAAGAGATGGAAAGTTTAACGAAGTATTTTCTTCAGCAGATGGTAAAGTAGCATTAGATAAAGCTATTGAAGAAGCACTGTATTTTACATATCAAAAAACTCCAGACAATCCTACTGCGAGGGCTGTAATAAACACTATACATAATGCCCCATTTTTGTTGACATCTCTCATTCCTTTCCCTAGATTTATGGCAAATGCTCTAAGGTTTACCTACGAATACTCTCCTATTTATCTTGTTGATGCAGGGTTTGTAAACAGAGTTGCAAAAAGCGAAAATAACTTTGAAGAATTAGCCAAAGGATTAGTAGGCACAGGAACACTCATGGGTGCAGCAGCCTATAGATATCACTATGGTGAAGGCACTTCATGGTATGAAGGCAAGACAATGGATGGAAGCACATTTGATATGCGACCATTCTTTCCTGCTGCTCCATTTTTATATGTGGGAGACTTGATGGCTCGTATGTATAAAAATTTTGAGGAAACAGGAAAGTTTACAGAAGGTTCACAGGTTGTCTTAGGAGATACTAACGAAGTAGCTGATGCTATTCAAGCGTTGTCAGGCACTCAATTTAGGGCAGGATTTGGTGTATATGCATTGGATCAAACATTGAGAGATGCCGTGGCTGAAGATGATCCTGATAAAATAAATAGAGCATTTATAAATGCGGCTGCTAATGTTCTTTCCACCTACACTATTCCACTTACAGCGTTACAAGATTTAAACAATACTTTCTTTGCACCTGATGAAGCAAGAATTATAAGACAAAATAATACTACAGATTTGTTTGGTTATTTTATTCATAAATCCATGTCTCGTATTCCGGGTAATTATATTCTTGATGATATGATTATGGAGTCAAGAGGTATGCCAAAACAAGATTATTATGAATCACCAACAAGACCTGAAGAACTTAGGAGAATGACAACTTTATCAAGACAAACATTAGGTATTCTTAAAAATGAAAAGAAAAACTACTTTGAAAAAGAATTAGCAAAGCATAAAATAAATAGAAATGTAATTTCAAGTAGAACGGGAATACCCGAAGCAGACACTATAATTAATCAATTTATGGGGGAGTATATTGAAGAGTACGTAATACCTGAAATGCAAAGAAGTGAAGAGTATCAGAACGCAGATGGTGCAGGTAAAAAGTTTTTCATTCAAAATATTATATCTGAATTTAAAAATGATATTATGGATATAGCTAGATTCCGTTCTCGTACATATGGAAAAAAGAAATACGGTTTTGATCCACTACAGGCAACATCATTTAATAAACTAAAACCTTTTCTGCGTGAAAAGGCTAAGGATTTATATCATAAAAATCATGGAAAACCAGATACAAAAATGAGTTATGATTACGAGAAACTTTTATACTATGCTAAATATTATAGAGCAATGACTAAATAAGGGGGCCGTTAAGCCCCCTATTTTTTTATCCAGTATTTTAACTTAGCGATTGTCACCAGAGCCAGACAGAGTACCTCTAGCTTTGCGGTCAGCTAATTTCTGTAGATTGTTTTCCATGATATGTCCAAGGTCCATTCCCATTTCTTGTGCTAACACTGCACAGTACCACATAACATCACCAATCTCATAACCAATCTCAATCTTCTTGGCTTCGTACTCATCTTGTGGTGCGCCATCTCTAATAAACTTTTTAACCTTGTTAGCAATCTCACCAGCCTCCCCTGTAAGGCCAAGAGTAAGATACTCCATAGCTTTGTTCTTGGGGAAGATGGCTGTATCACAAGCCATAGTTTGATAAGCATTCCCTGTTATACCGTACATATATTTCTCCTTCATCCAGTTCTTAGCTTCTTGCTCTAGCTTGTTCATTGTGTTGCACTCTTTTCAAGTTGGCATGATAGGCATCGTTGTACCCGCGTAGCCACTCACGATGCTGCATTGTGTTATGGTCAATGCCGCTATCACCAAGAAAGAATTTACCCTTCTCTCCCTTACTTACTTTGCCTTTATGAAAGGCATCATATCCCCATTGATATTGTATTTTTAATGGGGCATCATACTTACTAAGGCCATTACGCCGCTTCATCATCATTTCCTTTCACAGAGTCAGAAAGCATTTTAGTAAACCCAGAACTAGCTACTTGTATTTGATCTAGTTCCATCCTAGCTTTTGATATTCTATCTCTTAAATTTACGACTTGATTAAGCATATATTTTTGTGTATCTGTCAGTTCATCTACTACATAATCTGTGCCATCAATATTAACTGTCTGCTTGTTTTGTTCTGTCATCTTGTTTCTCCTTATACTTAATCCACTCTGCATACTGTGGGTGATGACGGGGTGGATCATACTGTACCCAACCCTTGCCCCGTTTCCAAATTAACCTACTCATTAAAGTAATTATTGAGTATGTCTAATCTATCTTCATGCGTAGCAATCTTATCTAACTCACCTTGCATAGCTTCCATAATATCAGAATGTTCACCAATGCCTACAGGATTTCTAAGATAGCACTCTATGTTAGCTACATGCAAAGCAATATTTGCCTGTGCATGTTTACGTAATACTTCTATCATTTGTTCTCTCATTTGTCAACTCTCTTTTTAAACTTACGTCCTACAAAGAAGACAGTTACATTAATTAGTGTATTGACAGTGATGGCTAATATCAACCACCACTGCCACCATGTAGGCATCTCTACTCCTTCAATCATGCTGCGTTTAAATCTACAATCTCACATGCATCTGCAGTACACGCCAACTCACGTCCACCCGATGTCGTATCTTCTTTCTCAAACTCTTGTAGCTTTGACCAATTCACTGTTCTAGGCATCTGTACTATCATAGCCTCATATTCATCCTCTGTACAGTCCTGATATGGTGCTTGTTTATACGTATGATTGTCAAATGGTAAGAAGCTAATGCCTGATACTTCATCAAAGTGTTTATATACCCAAGCTGCTACTTCAAGCCACTCATGTTCTTTTACATTTATAGTAACACTTGGTTTATGTTCACACCAATGACGCTGATAAGTAAGCCACAACTCAAGCTGTTCAACAGCCGACAGGATTGTGCGTGTAACCGCCCCACGTGGCGATGCCATTGGGAAGCTAAACACTGTCGTAGACTCTGGCTTCATAACATCTGG